GGTGCCAAAATCCGCATATCTGCGGTTTTGCCCCCTTTGGTAAATCTTGTTGGGGAGTGCCTTCCCCAAACCCTGCTCATGCGCCCTGTCGGGCGAGAAAGGAGGTCAACGCTTGAAGAAAAAATACAACACGCCCCACCGCTGCCATGTGGTCAAAACCCGCATGACCGAGGAAGAATACGCCGACTTTACCGAGCGGCTGAAACACTATGACATGAGCCAAGCCGAATTTATCCGGCAAGCCATTACACGGGCGACCATTCGCCCCATCGTTACCGTTTCCCCGGTCAATGATGAACTGTTGTCCGCCGTTGGCAGGCTGACCGCCGAATATGGAAAAATCGGTGGCAACCTCAATCAGATTGCCCGCGCCCTCAACGAGTACGGCACACCATACAACGCCCTGTCCGTTGAAGTCCGCGCCGCCATTTCTGACCTTGCTGCCTTGAAGTTTGAAGTCCTGCGAAAGGTAGGTGACGCTGTTGGCAACATTCAAACATATCAGCTCTAAAAATGCGGACTATGGCGCAGCCGAGCAGTACCTCACCTTTGAACATGACGAGTTTACCATGAAGCCCACCCTTGATGAAAACGGGCGGCTCATGCTCAGGGAGGACTATCGAATAGCCACGCTGAACTGCGGCGACGAGGATTTTGCCGTTGCCTGTATGCGCTCCAATCTCCGCTATGGGAAGAACCAGAAGCGGGAAGATGTAAAAAGCCACCACTACATTATCAGCTTTGACCCACGGGACGCGGTGGACAACGGTTTGACCGTAGACCGGGCGCAGGCGTTGGGCGAGGAATTTTGCCGGAAGCAGTTTCCTGGACACCAAGCCATTGTCTGCACCCACCCGGACGGACACAACCACAGCGGCAATATCCATGTGCATATCGTTATCAATTCTCTGCGGATAGCCGAAGTTCCATTCTTGCCCTATATGGACAGACCGGCAGACACCCGCGCCGGGTGCAAACACCGCTGCACAGACGCGGCGATGGAATACTTCAAAGCCGAAGTCATGGAGCTGTGCCACCGGGAAAATCTCTATCAAATCGACCTTTTGCATGGCAGCAAAAGCCGCATTACCGAGCGTGAGTATTGGGCGCAGCGGAAAGGGCAGGTAAAGCTGGACAAGGAAGCTGCCGCCTTGCCAGCCGAGGAGCAGCCAGCCAAGCCCACGAAGTTTGAAACAGACAAGGAAAAATTGCGGCAGGCCATACGCACCGCGCTGTCCTCTGCCGCAAGCTATGGCGAGTTCGCCGCCGTTCTCTTGCAACAGGGCGTGACTGTCAAGGAGAGCCGATGGCGGCTATCCTACCTCACGCCGGACAGGACAAAGCCCATTACCGCCCGCAAGCTGGGAGATGATTTTGACCGCGCTGCCGTTCTTGCCCTTTTGGAACAGAACGCCCACAGAGCCGCCGAGCAGACCGCAACCGTACCCGAATACCCCCGCAACATAAGGGAGCGTTTGCAGGGCAAAAAAGCTGTCCAAACCACCCCGGAAAAGGACGGTATGAACATTGTCCGCAAGCACATGAACTTTGAAGAACTGACCCACACCCTCTTACGTGAGTTTGTAGAGAAAATCGTTGTGCATGAGTGCAGCTACGATGAAAACGGCACACGCAGACAGGATATTGAGATTTACTATTCTTTCGTCGGCAAGGTGGACTTGCCCGAATGACCGCCTGCCCTATCCGATACCAAAGACAAGTATCGGATAGGAAAGGCAAAATTTTTTACACTTCTATTACTTCTTTATCACACATAAGCAAATACGCAGAGAGTCTCCCGGAGACTTTGCGCAGAAAATTGAGTGAAAGATCCCCTGTCTGTGGAAAAGAACACAGGCAGGGGATTTTTGTTGCTTTGAAATATTACTTATAGGATAAAGCATACAGCAAAATACAAATCTGAGGGCAAAAAGTATGTACTCCTGCGGCGGAGAAAAGCGTGGTATCCTTTTGCCAGCGACAGAACGAAAGGAAGTGAGAACACAGGATGGGGCAGGAAAAGCAGACTGCGGCCAAGGGACAGGAAAGTCTCCGGAAAGCCACCGACACCCTGAGCACCATGCTGGCGCAGGAAGTGAAAGATCTGAACGCCCGCCAGCGCGCGGCCCGCAGAGAGAACAGCACCGACCCCGGCATCATGAAGGGACTGAAGGAAGCGACTGCTGTGCTGAAAGATCTGGCGGGCGTGTCGAAGACCCTGAACGACCAGGGCGTGGATGCAGAAGGGCGGGAATGCGGCGTGGTGCTGCTGCCGCCGGTGGAGGATGTATGACGACAGAAAACAAGAATGCGGGCGTCGTGTGGAGGCCTCAGCCGAGGCAGATGGAATTTATGCGGAGGCCGGAGCCGGAAGCACTTTACGGCGGCGCGGCAGGCGGCGGTAAGAGCGACGCCCTCGTCATCGAGGCGCTGCGGCAGGTACACATTCCGCACTACCGGGCGCTCATCCTCCGCAAGACCTATCCGCAGCTTTCCGACCTCGTGGACAAGAGTCAAAGCTATTACCGCCGGGCATTTCCGGAGGCGCAGTACAACGCCACGAGCCATGTGTGGGTCTTCCCCAGCGGGGCGAAAATTTACTTCGGCTCGATGCAGTACACCAAGGACCGGACGAACTATCAGGGCAAAGCCTTCGATTTCATCGGGTTCGACGAGCTGACCCACTTCGAGTGGGAGGAGTACAGCTACATGATGAGCCGCAACCGCCCCACCGGCCCCGGCACCCGGGTGTATCTGCGGGCCACCACCAACCCCGGCGGGGTGGGCCACGGCTGGGTAAAGGCGCGGTTCATCACGCCCGCCCCGCCCGGCACCCCCATCGTGGAGGAATACCCGGTGCGGATGCCGGACGGCACCGAAAAGGTGCTGCGGCGGGCGCGGGTGTTCATCCCGTCCAGCATATTCGATAACCCAGCCCTTCTGGAAAATGACCCGGACTATCTGGCCAGCCTCGCGGCCATGCCGGAGGCCGAAAAGCAGGCGCTGCTCTACGGCAGCTGGGACAGCTTTTCGGGGCAGGTGTTCACCGAGTGGCGGAATGACCCGAACCACTACGAAGACCAGCGCTGGACCCACGTCATCGCGCCGTTCACCATCCCGAAGCACTGGAAAATCTACCGGGGCTACGATTTCGGCTTTTCGAAGCCGTTCTCGGTGGGGTGGTACGCGGCGGACGAGGAAGGGCGGCTCTACCGCATCAAGGAGCTGTACGGCTGCACCGGACGCCCCAACGAGGGTCTGCGCATCGACCCGGTGGAGCAGGCACGGCGCATCCGGGAGGCCGAGCAGAACGACCCGGTGCTCCGGGGCAGAGTCATTCAGGGCATCGCCGACCCGGCCATCTTCGACGAGAGCCGGGGCGAGAGCATCGCCGCCATGATGGAGCGGGGGCCGAACTTTCTGCACTGGATGCCCGGCGACCACACCCGTCTGGCGGGCAAGATGCAGATGCACTACCGGCTGAATTTTGACGGCGAGGGCAGGCCGATGCTGCAGGTGTTCAATACCTGCAAGCACTTCATCCGCACCATCCCGAACCTCGTGTACGACGAGAGCAATGTGGAGGACATCGACACCCGGCAGGAAGACCACATCTACGATGAGTGCCGCTATGTGTTGATGGAGAATCCCATCTCGCCGCCCCGGCATACATCGGCCCCGCCGGTGCTGGATGACCCGCTGGAGCTGCATCGGAAGGCGAAGTTCCTGAGGGTGTAAAGGCTCTCCCTTTGGGAGAGGCTGGGGGCGGAGAAAAACGATAGCGCCCTGCAACAGAGGGCAGGAAGGAGAAAAACGAATACTATGGATGAAGCAACAAAACTGCCCATCGGGCCGGAAGAGGTGGCTGAGGCTGCGCAGATCTTGCAGCGGTACAAGGCGGGCAAGGCCGCGCTGGACAAGCGCCTGGTGGACAACGAACTGTGGTTCCGGATGGGACACTGGAAGAACTACCAGAACCCCATGATGGAGGGCAAACCCCAGCCGTCCAGCGGCTGGTTGTTCAACTCCATCGCCAACAAGCATGCCGACGCGATGGACAACTACCCCAGTCCCAACGTCCTGCCCCGTGCCGAGGACGACGAGGCAGCAGCACAGGCGCTTTCCAGCGTGCTGCCCGTGGTGCTGGAACAGGCTGACTATGAGCAGGTGTACAGCGACACCTGGTGGCGCAAGCTCAAGCAGGGAACCGGAGTCAAAGGCGTGTTCTGGGATCCGGAGCAGCGGGGCGGTGTGGGCGAGATCGCCATCCGGCCCATGAACCTGCTGATGCTCTACTGGGAGCCGGGCGTGGACAATATTCAGGCGTCGCCCCACTTTTTCTCGCTGAGTCTGGCCGACACGGCTCAGCTGGAAAGCCGCTGGCCCCAGCTGGCCGGACACACTGCCAGCGTGCTGGACGTGCCGCATTACATCCACGACAGCGGCCTTGATACCAGCGACAAGAGCGTCGTGGTGGACTGGTACTACAAAAAGCTTTCCCCCGAGGGCAGGAGCGTTCTGCACTACTGTAAGTTCTGCAATGGCGTGGTGCTCTACGCCAGCGAGAACGACCCGGCGCTGGCCGAAAGAGGCTTCTACGACCACGGCAAGTATCCCTTCGTGTTCGATGCGCTGTTCATGGAGGAGGACAGCCCGGCGGGCTTCGGGTATATCGACGTGATGAAGGAGTGCCAGACCGCAATCGACAAGATGAACCACGCCATGGACGAGAATGTCCTGCTCTCGTCCCGCCAGCGGTATGTGCTGAGCGACACGGCAGGCGTCAACGAGGAAGAGCTGACCGACCTGTCACGGGACATCATCCATGTGGTGGGACGCCTGAACGACGACAGCTTCCGGCCGTTGCAGACGGCGGGCCTGCAGGGCAACAGTCTGAGCTACCGCAACAGCCGCATCGAGGAGCTGAAGGAGATCAGCGGAAACCGTGACATGACTCAGGGCGGCACTGCAGGCGGCGTGACGGCAGCTTCGGCCATCGCGGCCTTGCAGGAGGCGGGTTCGAA